GTCGCGGAATGGCTTAATCTGTATTACGTCGAAGCCAGCGGCTATCTGACCTGCGCCACTTGCGGAAGTGAAGTCATAGAAGCCGTCAGGGTCTGCAGTGCTTGTGGGGGCAGAGTGGGCGATTGCCGCGCCGAATGCCGTATCGCCAGCTAGAAATAGAGTATTCTTGAATACGTCTACGAGGGCAGGGGCGTTCAGGCATTGGTCTCCACCGCCAGTATTAGTAGTGTGACCCGCTCCAGAGGTATATCCACCTGCGTTTGTAGACTTTAGTTCTTCCCAATGGTCACCGTCGAATACGATTGCTGGGTTTACCCCATCTACAAATACAATCTTATTACCTGTACCAAAGTTAAAAGTAACGTGACGCAGCTTAGTGACTGTACGGCTGTTCAACGTCATTGGGCGAGTAACGCCGTGGTCTAGAGTAAACTTACGCCAGCCAATGTAGGCAGTGTAGTAGTAGAAGCTGTAGTTACCGCCTGTAGCGTCTTCCCGTGCGGCAATAATCTTTGTGGTGTTGCTAACGTCATCCTTGAAGATTGCTAGCCCTAGAACCTTGCCAGTGGCAGTGGACTGACCGTCAACGGTTACTTCACCATAATCGGGATCATACTCATCGTACCCCTCAATACGCCGATAGCCGCCAAATAATGACGGCTCATAGTTAACTAGTCGTGTAGCGGCACCGGGATTGTTATCCGACAGGTCTAAGTGATTTTCATTACTATTTAGACCGCCGCTACAGATCAGTTTAAATGACTGTATATTGTCAGGCATTAATACTTAATCCGCGTATCTCGAATATAAACATCGTCGTTAATGTACAGGGTCTGTAGGTCTTTAATGCCGCGCTCGAAGGCGATGAATGCGCCCTGTGCAGCCTCTAAGTTGTCCTTGAACATATACATATGATAAATTGCGCCATCGATGATGACGGTGTCGTAGCTCTCTGGTATTCTGGTTACGTCAGTGGCATTAGTAATATCTGCGTAGTTCATGTAGTATCTGAACTTCAGAGTATATGCCTTGTCTGGGGATGGGCTGACACCATAGCCATTGCCGTGTCCAGCAAAGATAAACTGTGGTACGCCACGACCTGCAGAGCCAGCGGCATAGTCGTCGTCACGATACTTGGAATACCACTCATCTCTGTCTATGTGCTTCAACGTCTTATAGCCAGTGTTCTGACTATCGTTTGCCTGAATTTGGAAACTGTTCCAGTCAGCTACTTTAAAGTATTGAGGCCAAGTATATTCTTCCTGCCCTACAATTAGAGTGTCTGTCTCCTCAGCCGCGTTGAAAGGCCAACCAAACTCAGCTTGGTTAATCTTGGCAACCGCCGACTTAACAGCATCTTTTACGAGTGCCTGAACGCCACGAACCGACCCGAAGTCGGCTTCTGATATCTCCACCTCATTAAGGCGGCGAAGAACTTGGTTACATAGAGCTATATATGTACTGGGCATAAGACACCTTAAAGCAGAATAAAGGGGCCAGTACTTGACCAGCCCCTTAGTATAGTTTATGCTAGGTTATAGTTAGCAGTGATTAGTCCTTCTGGACGTAAAATCTTACGACCGTATAGTTGCATACCCCGAACGATATCTGCAAATGTGTCTGGTGAACGGAATGATTCAGTCTTTGCGATCTGATCCGCTACCGCCACTGCAGAGTCGTGACCTGCGACTAGTACGCCGTAGTTAGCTTCTGAACCCGCTGATGCAGAAGTACCCGGACCTGTACCTTCGTATGGAAGGTTGTTCGAAGTATATACGCGGAAGCCACGGATAAGGTTTGGCATACGACCATTGCGTACTTCATCGCCTCCACCGTAGTCAGCGTTAACCAACTTCGCGTCTTCGTCCATCAAGATTTCCTTGAAGACTGGGTCTACTACAACCCAACGTCCGTCTGTGTCTACGTTAGCCGCATCCAACAAACGAGCCATACGGTTCAGGATAGCTAGTGGTGAAGTGATTGCACCTGCACCGCCACCTGCCGCTGTCGGGATAGAAGTAACTTCTGCTTCGCCGCCGATGTCAGAACCACCGAAATCAGTGATGTCCAATTTGTTGGCTGCTAGAAGTTCGTCGTTACCTGCAGTCGAGTCTGCTTTTGTACCGCCTGTATCCAAAGCTGTACGGCGACCCCATGCAGAACCTGACCAGTCCCAACCAGACATATAGCCTAGTACTTCACGGTCAAACGCATCACGAAGTTTATAGCCAGCACGATCTGTTGCTAGATCGACAAAATTGATGTGACTATGAGCCTCTTCGATATCGTCCATTGCGAATTGGAAATAGTTCGCTTCAGTGACGACCATAGTAAAATCGGCATCTGTCAAATCTTGTGTCGCAAGTGTTGTACCACGTGCGTAAGAATTGATTGTGATGTCTGGTTCTTTGATAATCTTGACGCTATCGCCCATGTTTGCGATTTCGCCAGAATAATCGGTATTTGCGATATCTTCTACAACAGAAGAGTTACGGAAAGCCTTCTGGACTTTCTTGGAATAGATTACTGGCGAGAAATTACCGTTTGGTAAGTTGCCATAACCTGATGCTACTGGAAATGCCATTTGAGTGTCTCCTTAAATGAAATGGCTTGAAATATGCCTTGAGAACGCACTTAATTGAGTGCCAAGGCAGCTAAATCAGATAAGTTAAACGCAGTGTCAGTTTGTAAGGAGTATCGCTAAAGCGGGTCCAAACTCGCTGGTAGACTTAGTATATTATCTGGGGGGGAAGAGTAGAGGTATACCGAAGAATAAGGTGTCTCTAATCTTATTAATACAATGGGTTCATTGTAACATAATTAAGTGGTTAAATCAACAACTAATTAAGTAAGTTAACGGGCTGCGCCCGATATATCATAGACAAAAGCACCTGATCTCATGGCTTCACTAATGGCTGCTTCGTTTTGTTCAAACTCACGATCAGACATAGCTGCGACCATGCTCTCAGAGAACTTAGCCTTACCGCCAGTAGTAGGAGCGGCTGATGTAGTACGCCCCACCGCCTGTGCGGCTGATTTCGTTGACTTGCCGCGACGACCCATATCTGCCTTATACAGATCGATTGTACGTGCGGCCCACTTAGCGTCAGTGTTGTTCTTATACACACTGTCCTGCATTGCAGATGGCTGTAGAGCTACCCACTCATGGAACTTTGGGTCTTTCCTAATCTGTGCAAAGTCAGGATGTAGTTTCATAAGTTCTTGCTCTGCGCTCTGGCGATACAGTTTACGCTCAAAATTCTCTACTTGTTGTAGACGCTTCTCGCCTTCGGCTAGAACTTCATTGGCACGTTTACGGGCAATGGTGTCCACAATCTTTGCAACATCTGGATAGCGTTTGCTCCATTCATCGACTTCTTCGTCAGTCTTAGGGAACTTAATTTGCTTACGGGTAGCGGCCTCTAGTTGGGCTTTTACCTCTGCCAGTTCTTTATCCTTCTGGTCACGTACCGTCTGGATGTGGCGTTGGATATCCTGATACCGCTTCTTATAGCTTTCCTCTTCGGCATTTAACTGTTCAGCGGCTGGCTGTTGTTGCGATAGCTCTTCGCTGTATGTCAAATTTTCATCAGGCTCTTCGGCTCTTTGGTATTTACGTTTTTGCATGATTTCCTCACTGGGTCCGACAAGTCGGGTATCCAATTAAACCATAAATGCTATTTTCTGTTTTTTAAGCATTGCTGGTAGGGGTTTTGATACAGGCTCAAGTTCTTCCTCTGTATCCTCTAACTGGTCTTCCACTTCTACTGTGGCGACCTCTACATCAACGTCCTCTTCTGGTACGTCGATCTCTTCGTCCTCGACTTCTTCTGCCTCAGACTGTTCTACGTGCTGTATCAGGCCGTCCATCTCCATAGACATCAACCCCATTTCGGCCTCAGCTTGCATTTCTTGAATATGTTTTAGCCCGTGCCACGACACTACGTGAGCGGGTAGGATGTATTCACCCTCTGAGATCATCGCCTCGATGTCATCTCTTACGTTATTAGCAGTCGATCCAATTGGAATAGGGTTGCCAGATACTTCGTCGTAACCCGCAATGCCTTCTTCCATGCCACCAGTACACTCGTCGCATCCACAAGCCATACCGCCGTGGTACATCTGCAGCTTCTCATCGTCTAAGATTTCGTCGTCCACGTTCTTCTGAATAGCCTCTCCACGCGCCCTCTCGTAGGAGTCTACTTCTCCATTTTCATTCAGATCAGCCTTCTTTTCATCTAATTGAAACTTCTTAGCTGCCATTTCTCTGCCCTCTTCTGTGGTGATACCCTTGGTGGCGGTTGCTATGCCGCCCAGTGCAAAGCCAGTATCACCGCCCTTGTACCAGTTAATAATTGGTGAGGTGTCTACGCCTAGTTTCTCTAGACCTAGTAGACCTGCCGCACCCGCTAGTTTTAAGCCGTCCTTTAGGCCAAACTCTTCGCCTTCGTCCTTGTCGTCGTATCCCTGTTGGACTGCGTCTAGGATTTCCTGAGCTTCCTCGGGCGTGTAGTCGTCTGACATAAGCAACTTACCGTTTTCGTCGGTGAAGCTGTGTATCTCAGCGTCTTGCTCTTCTAGTTGCTGGACTGCGCTCTCGCCAAAAGCCTTGGGCCAGTTAACGCCTGAATTGATTGCGTTATCTATGGCTATGTCTATCGGCTGTTCCTCTCCGTCCCAGATAGTTGGGATCAGAGTTTGGCGACCATCGATGTCAACGATTACGGTTCTTACCGTAGACAGTGACCCATCCTCGTTCACCTTGGCAGTGCCGTTAGCAATATTATAGAAGTGGTGTTCTAGAATAGGGTCCATGAAATATCCTTACTGAGGTGTAGCAAAGCCTTCTTCAGGCTGCTCTTCAGCCGATACTAATCCTGCAGAACCAATCAGACCTGCAGTAGCAATACCAATATCACGGCGGTCTCCGATGTAATTCTTCCAGCTAGGTACGCCGCCAGCACCTACCTTTTCAGCTTCGGCAATAATCATTTCACGTGCGCCGTTTGCATCTAGAGTACCGTCATCAACCATACGCCAAATAGCATCCACGCTTGAGATAAAATTCTTGTTGTTTTTCATCTCTTTAGGGAACAATGTACGTAACTGCTCCCAAGATACGGACTGCATCTCACGCGGCAGTACATTCCTTAGCTTGGCTGCTTCTGTAGTTGCATCAAAGTACAAACCGTAGCTGCCGCGCATTCCAGTCTCTGCCTTACCTAAGTTAGACCAACGGGCTGGGTTACCTGTTGCACTGGCACCAGTAAGACCTTGGTTAACTTCGTTAGAGTTCTGACCAAGAGGTCTAAACAAACCTGCCGCAATCTGGTGTGTGTCTACGGTTACATCTTTAGGACTGTCTGGATTCAGAATGTTGTTAAAGAAGTTACGTACTTTGTGCGCCCCGCCTAGCTCAGGTGAGATGCTTTCTAACGTACCATCACCATCTAGAATACGGATAGCCTTAGCCATATTATCGAAGCTCTGGTGTACTAGCTTAGAGGGTGCGCCTGACTTTGTAGCAACTACACCAAGTATATCGCCTTCAGGACTTACCTCTCGGAAGTTAGTGCCAAAGTGTGCTTCATCATAGGCGCGTATCCACATAGCCTTCTGTAGTGGGGTCTCCATTTCACCCCAAGGTCTGCCGCGTACAGTTTCAAACTCTTTCTGCTTCTGCCAAGCTGTACCGCCCTTAGAGCCACCTTTCTTTTCAGTGGTAGCAATAGCATCCATCTCTGGGGTCCACGGCGCATTATTGCCTAGCTCCGCATTATGCTTAATAATACGTTCACCCATACCCACGTTCTGATACCAGTCTTTTCCGGGGCTTAGGGCTGCTAGAACACCTGCAGTCTTTGTATCAGAGATGCCAAAACGGTCTGATAATCCTAGTGCAATACGGTTAGCACCACGATACCAATTGGCTGAGTCCTTAGCTATTCCTAGACGGTCTGACATATCGTAGAGACTTACGATGTTATCAGTCATACGAGAGATTACGTTTTGTGCAGTCTGAGTAACATCTTCTGACCACAAGTTACGTAAACCGGGATAGTTCTCTGCCATCATAGCAAAGTTCTGCGCCATAGCAGAGTTACCGCGCATAAGTGCTTCAGTATCAGATACCATAGTACCTGTACCAATCTGACCTGCATCTCCACCTTTTTCTTCTGGTGTAGTTGGTAGGCGAGTATCTACTCGACGATCAATGTCGAGCATCTCTTCTGTTTGATCTACTACTGACGCAGGTACTGTACCAGAACTCTTCTTGCGGATAGTAACACCTGCAGCACCTAGCTGGTTGTTAGTAACCTCGAAGTTATCTCCTAACGTAGACTGTATGTACTCACGAAGCTCTTTCTGCGTGAAACCTTTTTGATATGTACCTGCAGAAGTAATAATAGACATATCTTCTGGGCCAGCCGTACCTTTTGCGTTCAATACATCTCGGCCTCTGGTAGTAATAATAGCTGTACCGTTTGGCTCAAGGATACGACCAATATCAAGAACAATACTATCGCGGGTCTCTCTAGGGACCACATTAAGTACGTTAAGATTGGTTACACGACCATAGGACGCATCTGGAATGTCTGTACCCGCGCTGTAGGTAGGCTCAAAGCCAGCGCGAGGAAATGGCTCAAAAGTATCATAACCAAGCTCACGCTGAGATAGACCTAGTCCTGCACCGTAGTCTAGTGTTTTACCTTCACCAGACATATCAGTTAGCAGAGTATCTGCTTTCATATATGTAGGTAGTGTACCTGCGATCTGTGTCTTCTGGGCATTTGCGGCGGGTGGCATCTCCCCGCTAAACATATTACCTAAATTACTGCCTACCATAGTAGGATCATACTCAGGCATAGCCTTAGCTAAGGTACGTACACCCATAGCACCTGCACCTGCAGCGGGTATTAGAGAAGACGCATTAAGAGCATCACCTAAGATACTTTCTCTGGCAGCATTAATCTGATCACCTGTGGCGTTAGTGATGTCTACGCCATACATATCCATAAGTCGGTCATCGAGGTCTTGAGTAAACAAAGCCTTGGTGCTGTCTACTACATCTCGTACTGCTTCTTTAGTTGTCTCAATAGGAGCTTGTACAAAGTCTTTTGCACCTTCGTACATTCCCCGACCAGTCTCCTTCAGGAATCCAATCTCGTCTTCGTTAATGTAGCGTCCTAGCTTTTCACCAAAGCTATCGTACTCATTATCTAGACCTACGACATTATCCAGAATAAGCTCACCGTAGCCCATCCCTTTTTGTGTCTTTTCAAGATCGTCTTCTGGTTTGTCTTCCCCGAAGAAGTACTCGTAAAAGCCCATTATTCGGCTCCCTTAATTACCTCATCTCTCAGAGTATGGAAACGCCGTAGCTCTGCTATTGCGCCCTGTATCTCTAGGATTCGGTTGTGGTCTTTGGTTGTTTCGAGCAGACTGTGCATAGTCTTGATGCGGCGGTCTGCGTAGTCTTTTAGCGTCTGGTGTTGGTCCTTATCGTTTACGAGCGGTAATAGAGAACGATAAAACTGTTTATCCATTATTGTACTGGACCTTGCTGTGGTGGTTGTTGTGGTTGAGGTGCGTTACCGCCGTTTGCTCCACCGCCGCCGCCAGTAAACCCTGCAGCGTCTGGTTCTGGTGCCGCTCCTGCAGCTATATTACCATTGCCGTTACCTGTGGGGTCTTGTGGGGATGGTGCGCCTTGCGGCTGTTCGCCTTCGGGGGCGGGGGGCTGTTGTGGCATTAGAGCCTGTATCTCAGCCATCATCTTTTGCTGAATAGCTGCCTCGCGTGGATCGTTGAGTATCTTGTCCTCGTCCAAGTCCATAGAGGAAGCCAACTCGCGTAGGATGTAATCGTATTTAACAAACGGAGCCATCTGTGGGTTACTGGTCATCTGCATGAACTGTAGTAGTCGCTGGCTACGTACTTCGTTGCGCATTAGGCTCTCAGTGCCACGCGCCTTAACGTCTAGATCACCAATAAACTCTTTGTTGAAATTGAACTGCATATTGAATGCGAACAGAGCCTTGCCTAGTGGCCCCAGCAAGTAGTCGTCGATATTACGAACAACGGCCTTAATGTTCTGAGCCGCTGCACCCATCAGCATAGACATACCACTGGCAGTACGTCCCACGCCGCCTACTGCGCCAGAGCCGTGACTGTATGACGGAATGCCTGTGGCCTCGTCTGCAAGCTGTCGGCTCTTGTCAAACATCATAAGTAACTCTTGGGAAACATTAGGAAATTTGGTGCCGAAGATGGCCTGTCCCGGTGCGCCAGCCTGTCTACGGAATACCTTGCCCGGATACACTGACATATCCTGTCCCGGTACTAGGTTAGTCTCATCTACCTCGATTAATAGGTTTCCAGATAGTGCGCCGTTGTCTACCGCCATTCGCATAAAGCCATTCATTAGCAATTGCGTGTCGGTCATATTCTCTGCCACGCCAATGCCGAAGAAGCTGTATGGGTTTAGTTCGTATGGAACGGATAGGTAGGGGATGCGGCTAGGAGTGAAGGGATTTAGCACCATGCGGATAATCTGGTTGTTACATACCCAGATATTCACTTGGATTTCGTCTTTGTCCTGCAACTCGCGTGGGATATCAATATCTGCCTCTTCCGCAAGCTCTGCGTCCAAAATACCCCAGTATTCTAATACCTCGTAGCGATCCATGTCGGATGATACGGAGTCGTCCTCTAGTGCGTCTTCCCAGTACTCACGTTGGTAGGATGGTCCGTACTCTAGGGCTATCTCTATGCTCTCGTCGCGGAAGTGTGGACGCTTCTTCAGGGTACGCATCTGAGTGCGGTTTAGTCGGTGACGTTGAATAGTAAATTCTGCCTCAGACATATTACGTGCGTCTGGGTCTGGGTAGAAATCCCAGATGGAGACATATTCCATCTTCGGAATAGTTTCAAACAGCGGATCGTAGTTACCTTCCTCGTCCCAGCGCGGATATTCCTTGTCCATAGCGAATGGACCCTTGAATACGCCCGTTCCAAACAGAGTACACTCGAATGCCACTGATCGTAGGTGCTTTGGCGCGTCAGTCTCGTCCAACTGGTCGTGCATTAGCTTTTCCATCTTCTGGGCTGCACGTTTTGCTGGCTCAAAGGTAATAGACCCCGGAAGTGTACCCGCTCCGACCTCTAATTCGTCTTTGACTGGCTCTAGTCGCTCCTTATACAGCCCCAAGTCCTTCGCTATGTCGGGACGGGCTATAGATTTGGGTACGGAGTACTCCACATTCACCGTATCCTTGACTTTTTCGTCTGTCAGGGCGTTTGGATTGTAATTTACGGCGTCTGCCACGTTATTTGGGAACTGACGGGCCTCAATACCAATAGGAAACTTCGATCCAGCGAATAATACGTCCACGACTTGAGCATATGCCGCCAAGACTTTGGTCTTAGTGACTTTTATGAAGGCTTTTGACTTCTCGGCCTCTGTAAATTGGACTTCTTGGGAGTATAGGCCACGATAATTGCGGTAGGAGTTCAGCCAACGCTCCTCGTCTACCAGTCGAGCGTCTTTTGAGCGGCGATATTGGCTCTCTACGAAGGCTACAGCCCCAGAGAAGCTGGTATTTTCCTCTACAACGTCACCGTCTTCCTCTAGAGGGACCGCTAGGGTGGTATCTGTAACGTCTTCTGGTAAGGGTTTGTCCATTAATGCCATATTTAGTACCCAAATGTTGCGTCAGCGGGTTGCCAACGCTGTTGTGGAATGCCTTGACCCCAGTCGAAGGGCGATCTAGCGCGTGGTCTGCTCATTACTGCGTACCTGACGCTGTCGTATGCGTGATCTGAGGCGTATCTGGGGTCGATGTCGTCTGTGCCACGCGGATCAGATGGTATGACGGGCAGGTCGGCTATGATTTGTCGGCAGGTATTGAAGAATACTATGCCAGCTACGCCTGTTTCCTCGTCTACTTTTAGCACTTCGTGCAGTCTGTTCTTACCTGCTATACGTGCGCCGTTAGTCCTGTCGCTTGGTCGCCACCTACAGCCCATAGAAATCATCTCTTCTGCTATAGACGGGCCGATTTGACCTCGATTGTGCCAGCAACTACTGTCCAATACTCCGTAGTCGATGCGTTCTGGACCCTCTGCCTCTAGGACTGCCTTAGCCAAGTCGCGTCCAGTGTGCTTACTGAGGTATAATTCCCTGTAGCAGACTAGGGTGTCGTAGTTTGGATCAATTGCAAACCAGTGAACAGCACTATAAGAACTATATCCAAAGTCACAGGACCGAAACCGCCGCCAATCTGGGGGAATGTCATAAGGTTCGACAACGTGTGTCGTCTGTCTGAACTCAGGAAATGCCGCTCCATCTGCAACTGCCCAGTCTCCCTCTAGTAATTGTCTACGTTGCATCTCAGGGAGAGAGAGTAGGTTGGCCTCGTACTGCCCACCTTCCATGAGATAGGGGTTATCTTTCAGGCTAGCTGGTATAAATCGCCTGTAGAACAGCGGCTCACCAGCCTTCTCATGCCCCTCTGGAAAGACTAAGTCATCTCCAGAGTCTAAATCCTTTGCCACGAACTTCGTATTCGCTGGCGCGGGGTCTATAAACATCCGCTTCACCCAGCCGTGACCACTTCCTCCGGGGTTAGTAGTCGCCCTCATGTAGATGGGCAGGGTGGGGTCGGTAGTACGCAGTCGAGACCTCATATAATTCCACGCGAAGGGGGTGGGATACTGGGTCAGTTCGTCGAATGCTACATACGAGAACGCTTGACCTTGGTAGCGTAGAACGTCTTGATCTCTTTCCAGATACGTGAGCCACAGTTTTGCGCCTGATGGAAACGTCCACTGAGACTTTTTCTCAGCCCACTTAGCTCCTTGAAAAGCTCTAGGATATAGCTCTTGGCTTTTCCAAATAAGTTCACGTAATTCGTCATTAGTTCTACGTAGTATTAGGCCATTAAAATTAGGGTTTGAGAAGTACCGCATAGGGTCTGCGAGTAGTCCATACGACTTGCCACCTCCAGCGGCCCCGCCATATAGCACTTCTCTCTCTGAAGCCGCGAGGAACTCTGTCTGTGGTCCCTCATTAGGAGCAAATATTACTTCTTGCTTCTTCTTCTCAGATTCTATCACAGAAAAATCTAGATTGGAAGTATCTAATTGTTCTTCTGGTTGTAATCCTTCGAGGCGTTTCTTGGCAATAGTTAGTAGGCGTTTAGCGTCAGTCTGCTTGCGCTTTGCCGCCGCTAGTCTCTTCTCTTCCGTAGTCTTAGGCTTACGCTTCCTATTCTGCTTCGCCAGTTCCTTCAGGCGTTTAGAAGGTGTCGGACTGTCTGGCCCTCTACGGTCCTTCCAAATGTGTATTAGACCTTGGTGCGATATCTTATCGCCAGTCTTAGAAGTCAGCCACTCAGCAGTCTTTCGACTGGAGTGTCCCTCTTCCAAATAGTCTAGAGCCTCTTCTACGAGTACTGCCTTCGCCTCATCTGGTACTAGGACTAGTGGGTCGTCCTCAGATGCCACGTAGGCGTATGGTATCTTCGCTGTCTTGTTGGCTCTGCTCTTATTAAGCCAGATGCTCACTCTTCACTTTTCGGTGGCAATATAAACATTGCACCGCCTGTATTTTTAACTTCTACTTGGTCCTTCTTGATCAAGCCAGTGCGGTCTAGAATCTGTGCAGCCGCCGCAATAGAGTTTCTGGCTCCCATAGCACTCGGATCGTCGAGTACGTCTACCATTCCCCATGCAGCTTTAGGCGCGTTCATAGCCATCACCATAGCCGCTCGTTCATTGATCTCTTCCTTGAGTGCGGCTACCACGACAGTGCTAGAGGTGTTGTCTGCGTAGCCAGCCACCTTCATAGCCTTCTTGATATTGCCCTTGCACTCCTCAGTCATCAGGGCATCTAGAAACAGCTTCTGCTTGTCTGTTAATTCTTTCTTCTGTTCCATAATTACCTCAAGTAAACGAATGCTAGGCCGACTGCGCCAGTGCAGATCATCCAGAATATGCGCTCCGCGAATGCGATCTTCTGACCACGGGCAATGGCCTGACGCTCCATCTCGTCTAGGCGGTCATCGACCTTCTGAATGCAACTATCGAATTTATCCATTCGCTTGAAGAGAGTTAGCATTCGTTCTTCCATCCGCGCCATTGCGACTACTGCTTCGGATAAACGATCTAGCTTCTCTTCCATGCGACTCAGCCTATCATCGGACATTACCTATCCTTTTTTCTTCTGCTTCTTCTTAGGCCAGCCCTTTTGCATATCACTGTACGCCTTCGGACTTACTGTACTGTTCTTCTTGGAGCGGCTGGTTCCAGCCTTCTTCCGCTTGTTAATATTTTGGACTAGGGACATATCTACCTACCACTTCTTACACGACCAGTATCTCGCGGTGAATTTATCCTTCGCCGTGTCGCACTTGTGTCTCGCTCGGAATGACTTTCGACGCTCTGGATTACTCTTCTTAATGCGCATCTCTGGGTCGCCAAATCTGATGATTTTCTCTTTGCCATTCTTACAAGCCTTAACGACAAATTTTTTAGGTCCATCAGGTGTTCGCTGAGGCTTGTTGCATTTCATTTTGCTCTTATCTAGGGCCATTAGAAACCTACGAAGTAATAGTATAGACCGCCACCCGCTCCACCCCAGACGACAATCACAATGAATAGCCACATGAGGATTTCTAGGAACTCTTGGCGTTCCTTCTCACGTTGCTTCTGGGCTTCCTTACGAGCGGTACGGGCCTTTGCCTGATACTCCACCCAAGCGTCATACATTCCGGGTCTACCGTAGAGGCGCATATGGGATTGGAGTTGAGCCTTTTGCTGGTTGATCTTCTCCAGTGCTAAGAACTCTTCGAAGTCCGTAGCGTCCTTACCCATCAGCTTATTCCACGGGCTTTTCTTTTTGGCTTCTGCCTTTGCCTTCAGGTCTTCTTCAGCACTTACAAAAGATGCTATAGACTTACCGACATCAGCCAACTCCCGTGAATTAGCAATCGCCTGTTTAATCACCCCGAATGCGGCATTGGCAGCGGCTAATTCCGCTAGCATTCTCGTTGCCCCTAAATTCGTTCCCCTGCTATTTCAATCGCCTTGCAAGACCCGAAGGCAAGTTTACCTTCTTGCTGCCTTGTGAACAAAAACGACTGAAGACTGACGTTGCACTCATTGGCCTCGAAGAAGCTCTCCCTGTATGCGTACAACGTACAGTCAGTAGCCATAGGACTTGTACAGACAACCGCTATGGCTACCCAAGTAATCATTTTTTCTTCTTAGCCATGCCACCATAACTGTATGATGGTTTCTTCTTCTTCATAGCCATGCCGCCGCCATACATCCTAACTTTCTTGGCGTTACCAGTGGCCTCACAGCTACCACCAGCACGGGCTGCTTTAGGTTTAGGCATATCCCTCATCGTCAAATTCCTCTTCTAATAAATCAGGTATAAATCGTTTAGGGTCTAAGGGTACTTCCACCGAGCAGTCTTCCGTTGCGAAGTATCGTCCATAGCCGTCGAACTCTTGGGCCATTGGGTTGTCGTCTAGCTCTCTCTGGGAGATGAGACCTTCTTCGAGGAGGAGTTGTCGGATACGATCAAAGGTTAATACCTGACCTGTACGCTCTTGAATTGCTGCACGAATATAGTACAGATTAAATGACATTTTTAGTTACCCCTTCATTGTAACATCTATCTACGTGTCGGGTCAAGCCCTTATTTATGTAGATAGTTAAGTATTTACGTTGACGGATAGCTATTTAATTGGTATAATGAATTGTCGGTTGAGCGGTATACTATACACTAACTGTACCTAGTACCCACTCCCTAGTAGACTACTTGGAGTAGTCTTCCCGCCTCAGTCTTCATAAACAATCCGTCTAATGTCGCCACGGGCTACACCAATGTCGTGTAGTTCCTTGTCTGTCATGTTTGCTAACTGCCAGAACGCGACTCGGCGCATTTGTGCTTTTTGAATAGATTCAATAATTTTCTTGAACATAGTTATCTCCTTAACAATATGTAGTTACATTATAACAACTAATTGTCTTTAGGAGTACTCAGGTATTGAGCATACCCGCTATGCAGTCAGGTACTCTATGGCTCGATTCAGGAAAGTAACATCGTCACAGAAGCCGCCCAAAGCCCTATTGCATCTGTGACATAGCCAACCCCTAAACTTGTCCGTGTCGTGGCAGTGGTCGATTACCCAAGGGGTATTCTTCTTACCGCCATAGTCCTTAACCTGCTCGGCATTCTGCTTGCAGATAGGACACACGTAGTCGTCTGGTGGGGCAGGGTTCTCTCTTCGTAGCCGATTGCGTACAGCCACCATCTCATTCATGCACTTCTTGCACTCAGGACGAATGAGACCGCCATTTACCTTACCGAAGGCAGACAGTGGCTTAATATCTCTGCACTTAGTACACTTCTTCGAGTGTACGTCTGCCTCGGTAGGTTTCTCCCAGCCGAATAGGTCTAGCTGGTTAGTCTTCATAGGCAGAACCAAACAAGTCAGCGACTGTGTGGTCACTGTCTTCAATAGTCTGCGCTTTTTCTCTTAGTCGATCTGCTTGCCTGTTTAGCTCTGCGGCTATGGCGTATAGCTCTTGGTAGTCTTCTTCTACGTCATCCACTATTGTAGTAATGATGTCGTAGAACTCTTTATTTACGACAGCCTTCTCAGTTTCACCTATCTCTAAGTGAGAGACCACGATCATTGTGCCGTTATCAAGGACTTGTAGGTCGTGATCTATGAAGAAGGGCAAGCCGTCAGCGAATAGTACGCCGTCCTCGCCATAATCTTCAGCCATGTAGTCTTCCGTTGCCTGTTAACGAATACTAGCTATTATATGCTAACAATCAACTAATTGCAAGTATGAATACTTTACAGAGTGGTTTTCTAATTCCACTACTCTAGATGTAGTGCCTTTACATAATATTTCTCGTAGTCCCGTACTGGGGCCATTTACAGTAGCAAAATCCCAATCTCTGGTCAGTGGTGTATACGGACCCAGTATGGGTGGGGGTGGCAGTCGCCCCGCCCCGAAGCGGGAGCAGCCTGAGATCGAGCGATATGCGCAAGCTATTGATTTTATTATGTTTTCTTTATTCCGACGACTGGATAGTTCACAGGCGCAATAGAATTAACGCAATAAAACCAGCGACTTATTAGAAATAAAATCAACAGCCTGTGGCATATTGTGCCATGCATGGATTTATGCCTGAGATATTGGCCCAGTGATCGCCTTATTTGCGCAGACAATCGGCATGACGACATCAGGAGACAAGAGCGAAGGCCGACAATGTATATGCCCACGGCCCCTGTCTCATTCTCCCAGCCGCTCACCCGATCCGATGACCCCATGCCCGCGTCCAATCGCCAACGTCACTCAGTGGCCCGCTCTGAGCCTCTGACAGGGTGTTTAGCGCGAAAACCCCCATGCTCTGAGAGGCGATATAAGAGCCACTGAGTGAGGGTATTTGTTCTGGGTATAACTATGCCACTTAGCTGTTAGGCCACTGTGTGAGCTTCTCAGAGCCTCTGAGGCCATAGCATCAGGCAAAGAAAAACCCCGCTCGAAAGCAGGGTTCTTAATCTGTTTATGTGATCAGGGTCTATTTGCTGAACCTCTCCCGCAGACGTTTCAATAGTTCATGTTCAGCAATCCTACGCTTTTTAGACAATGCCAAAATTTCGTCGGCCTCGTATGCTGCGCTATATTCTGAGCGGGTTAACATCCGATTGGTTGCGCCAAAACAGGCCAGCACTGCGCCATCGTCTGCGTTAGCCATTGCGTCACGTATTTTGGCCTCTGGGTCATCTGTGAATAGATGTTCCAATTGCACCGTGCCAGCGTTCCAGTTTCTTGTGTAATTATTCATAGCTGATGTCTCCAACGTGCAGACAATGCGCAGGGTGCCAACGGCCCCATCTCATCGTCTACTATTTTGATGATTTCCTGATCCGCTTCTATGTCGATTGGCTCGACGTATT